GTATGCTTCTAATTGAAAATTTACTCGGCTATTGTCAAGAACAAAATAAGCTTCGCCTCGCCCAACTTGTAGATATCCTTCTTTAGTAATCCATTCGGGGGCATCTGCTCCGTCGACTGATAAACTAAAAGTTCTATCTTCTAGATCTTCGTTGTCTTGTGCTCGTACGACAAATCGGCTAGTGGTATAAGATTTAACTTCAGACGGACTTCCTTTGATAGAATTACCAATTAATCGTAAGCCTCTTGGTAACGACCCCGCAATTATTGTATAGGTAATGTCGCCAACATCAGAAGTTGCTGATAACGGAATAGACGTTACTTCGCGTTCTTTTTTTGTTCCTAGGTTACCTTGGGGTGTGTTCCAGGTTATCATGTTGTCCCCTTAGATACTGCCGCAATCTAGACCAGCAGCTCCTGGAATAAGTATTTCGCCAAAATCTACATTTGACCACAAAAGTGCAAATTGTATAGCGTTATTGAATGTGCCTTCGATAAATCCAAAATCATATGTTGTTAAAATATCAGTAACAGGAACTATGGTTTTAAATCTTATAGAACTGCCAAGAGCTGTAACTTCGATGTCTTGGGTTCCTGAAACAGAACCTGGAGCTGCATATCCTTCAAGTGTTAATGATGGGTATGATGCAGCCGACACTGTTCCGGCATCTGTGTCAATGCTTGTAAATGCTGCCGCAGCAGTATTTTTAATTTCTACGTGATTATCGTACTCATCGATTTGAATATTATAACCTTCTTTAATTCTTTTAAATTCTAAAAGAGATCCGACCCTACTGCTAAACAATCCGATGCCATCTCCTGCTGATCCCATGTTTGCGGCAGATACCGCAAGCTCTGTGTCTAGTGCAGAAAAATTAGCATTGACTTTTTGGAAGGCCGTGCGTAGGTCATCGCCTAATCCGTCGTTAACGATATTACCTATGTTTATTGTTTGTGATGTCATAATCTACGCTCTCTTTGTTATATTTATTGCGTTTAGTTTTTAAACTTAATGCTGATATTACCCTTTAATCTAAAATTGCCGCGCATTTTTACAGATTTGGTAACTGGGTTGCTGATCGGTATTGAAAACGCATTGTATAAAACTCTAGGTGCAGCACCTTCTAATCCGTTTACATCACTCCATGTTGCTGCATTAGCAGTAGTAGATTCTGTTCCAACATAGAACTTGGCAGAGTCTTGAACTTCAACGCTGTTCTGCAACCAGTTTCGAACATCGGACCAGGTCCACGATCTGTTGTATTGTAATACAGTGGCAATAAGCCCAGTGGCTGCGGGACAGGCTGCACTGGTTCCACTAAATTTTGCATCAGAAAATGTTCGGGTTCCGTTGGCATTTGCACCAATTTGAATATCAATTTGTGCAGGAGTTGCTTCGTAAAATACAGCTTCCCAGACCATGTTAGGTGATCCTAATGTTCCGCTGGTATTATTTGTTCCCTCCCAACGAACTCTGTAGGTTCTATTTGGAGTCGATCCAGATACTCCGTAATAGATGCGTTGAGCTGAAAGGTCACCCGACGATATCATAATTTTTGGAAGGGCAGGGGTTGCTGGGCCAAGACCAGTATATGCCGCTGATCCTGCACCAAATGTAACAAATGAATTAGTGCCAATGCCGATCGTAGTATATGCTGTGCCGTTAAAATTAATACTGAATGGCAATGTTAAAGACCAATAACCGTCATCGTTGTCTCCGGTAGTTGGTGTAGTTGAAGACGTAAGTCCGCTGCCCCCGGCTAGTGAATTTGAAATGCTGGTAACGGTTACTGTTCCGCTACCTGTAGTTAATCTATTTCCATTATTGGCAGCAACGACAAATGTTCCAGTGCTGGTTAATGCCGCAGATGCTGAATATATCCCGCTGAAACCTGCAGAAGCTAATGCATAGGTATCAGCCCTATAGCCTGCAATACTATAACTATGGTTCGCACCTAATGTTCCGTCCGCCGGTGCAAAACAATCTATCTCAGGACCCATGTCGCTGTAGTTTACTTTACGCTCCTTGCCGCTTGGTTGATAGCTGTCGTCAAGTGCGCCAATGTTGATAACTGGATATACATATCCAGCAGTCTTGCCTAGATGTTGAGGAAAACCTCGTCTGTTAGTATATGGATATACTTGAAGCCCAAATTCATAGAACGCATTGGTGCTAACGAGTTGATTAGGTCCGCTATTGTAAAAATTATTAAAATCTGGATGTGCAGGCCCTACTTGTTTTTGGTTGCTGTTGCCAGCAGCACAGACAAAGATAACTCCAGCATTGATCATTTCCTCACCAGCGATAGTGTAGGCATTGTCGAGCATCTGTCCTTTCATACGTCCACCGTCGCCGTACACTCCTACGTATTTCATAAACTCGGGTTTGGATCCTGAAGTATAAGAAACCCCAGCGGTATTACCTCTAAAATAATAATATCCAGAACTTGGAGGTACTGCTCGATATCCCCAGCTGTTGCTGCTGATTGTGGGATTTCTAGTACCGTATGTGGGATTAATAGGCTTGTTACGATGGAATATCTTCATGATATCAAAATATTGTTGGATATCACTACCGTTGGTATTGTAAACCTGTATAAACCATTTGTTGGCATTAAACTCCCAACCTTGTGTGCGACCATAGGTTATTGAAGCACAGCAGGTGCCATGTTGTCCAACAGAAGAGATATTTATATTATCACCGTTGTTGTATGCTCTTGTGTATGCAGAAGTAACGGTAACGGTACCGATGCCTGCAAATGCTGATGATCTCTGTGCAGCATTGCCCCACCATGCTCTTGCTACTGATTCTACTGGAACAATTGTACCATCCCAGCGTGTGGTTAATCGATTGGCAGCATCTGCATTAAACCATGCAGGGTCAATATAGTATGGGCCTTCTAAAACTAAATCTAACAAATCACATGTGCCATTGCCAGGTAATTTATTACCACCAACATAGTTTGTCGGACCTTTGCCTGTAGCATTGTTTTGAAATTCAACATGACCGAACCAACATCCGTCATCACCAACAATTACATCCACATCAGTTCCATCACCAACATAGTTAATTTGATCATTGATAACTGTAGTGTCACTGATTCCATACCACGGATCATTTTTTTGAGCAGAACGTAATAATTGATAACCGGCTCGATTAAGATCTGCCACACCTGGGGATCCTGGCAAAGTATTAGTATCTGCAAAGTTTCTATAGTTTTTAACTGTACTGCTGTATCTTGGTGTACTGTATAATTCTTCCGGCGGAACTTTGAATTGATCGGGATAGCTGGCAAAATCAAGAGACAGTGCTCGAACCTTAGGACATTGACTTAATTGTTGTGCTTCTTCCTCAGTCAACAAATATACAGCTCTTGTAGGACTATGGTCGATAGTGTCAGTACATTCAATTTTTGCTGCAGGGATATTGTCATCAATACTGCCATCAGCAGTTAAAATGTCATGAACATATTTCCAGTCTTCTTCGGTATATGTTGCTATTTGATATAATTTTTTATCTGACATTAGAGTCTCATTTAGTTTAGATCAACCCAAGCACCTGCTGCACGTCCTTGGAATTTACCTGCAGTAGTATTATATATAACATCGCCGTTTGTAGGAGTTAATGCATCACGTTGCGCAGTTGTGAAACTAGCCATACGGAACGGACTTGAATTTACAATCACAGCCGTTGCCGCAGTAAGATTGATATTACCAGACGATTCAATAGTTGGATCGCCAGTTCCAGTTGATACAAATTCTTTAGCAGTGACTTTATTTGTTACAGTTAGATCGTTTTCGACTGTAACGTCTGCACTGAATATTACAGCTGGAGTTACGGTGATTGCTGAACTGTCAGCACTGTCGATCAATGTTGTAAAGATGTTACCAGTTACACTGCCAGTTAAATTTCCAGAAAATGAACCTGCGGTTAATGTATTTGTATTTGGATTGTATGTAAGATCAGTGTCAGTTCTAACATTTTCATTTCCTGTTGCAGTATCAACAAATGTAATGTAATGAGTTGCAGCAGTGGTATTTGTTGCAACCAATGTTACTGTAGTTGCAATTCCTGCACTACCCGATACATCACCTGTAACATTGCCTGTAAAGGTTGCTGTTACACCGGATGTGTTTAAAACAGTTGAACTGGTGTTTGAAGAAATTACATTCCCTGTAATGTTTCCAGTTACATTACCGGTATGAATCCCAGTCGTGTTTCCAGTGAGGTTTCCAAAGAATGTTGAATATATTTTATTTTCAACAGCATCAACAATCTTGGTGCTATCGTCACCAAATACCGATCCTTTAATATCTCCAGTAAGACTTCCGTTAATACTGCCAGTAATGCCGCTACTGCCGACTCTAAGAATCTCAGTACCGCCTTTGTAAAATTTAAATCCTTGAGCATTGTTGTCAACGTTAAACCACATGTAGTTAGATTCAGTACCAATACCATAACTGTAGGTTGCTGCACCTTTGTACAATCTAACTTGTGCAGTACTACCATCAGATGTTGGTGCTGCTTGTGTGTCTGGGAATCTTGCCTGACCCGGCAGTGTTAAAATACCTGTTGATCCAAATGACCACTCATTACCGCTGTTGATCAGTTTGCCCAATGTTGGCAATGTTAAACTACCGTCTGTATTATAAGTCCATTCTGGTCTTGTTACAGAATTATCTAAAACAATTTTAAAAGTTTTGTTTGGTTGACCGTCAAGTCTGCCACCAGTTCCTGAAGCAGCCAACGAGTATGTCGCAGTTCCAAGATAACTTAAACTAATTGCTCCCGGGGCAGTTAGTGATGCGTCAGCACCAAATATCCATGTTGGAGCCGATACATCATTGTCTGCTTTAATTTTTACAGATTCATTAGATGCTATTACTAAATTGTTAACAGTTGATAAAACATCGTTAGGACTGGTGTATCCAAATGTTGCACGAGTTCCTGTTGCTCCCGGGAATGTTAGTTTCCCGTCAGTACCAAATTTCCATTCGTTGCTGTTGACATTAATTTTCCAATCAGCGGTAACTCCGACATCGCCTGTAATTTTTCCAGTGGCGCTGTTAACTAAAATTGTAGTTCCGTCAGATGCAAGTACGTTACCAGTTAAGTCGAAGTTTGTATCAAGGTTAAATGTAATTTCGTCAGCAGCAGAACTTACTACTAAATTCATACCAATACCAGAAGTAAATGTAAGTAGACTTCCGTAGGCAGTTGGTACTAGACGCTTGCCGTCATCAACTTCGATTTCTTTAAAGAAATACTTGTCTGGGTCGATGATCAATGCACCGCCAACTGTGGAATTTAAAGGAAGGTCGATTACAGTATAAGGAGATCCAGGTGCCGGATCAGGCACACCTTTAATCTGAGCATTGCCTACCCAAACTCCATTGTCTACTTGGCTTGGGGAACTGCTCCATGCACTGGTATACACACTTTTCCATCTTTTTGTGTTAGTACCTAATGTGTAAGCACCTGTAGTATTAGGAGAAACGTCTGTAGTTAAAGTTGATAGATCTACCGCAGTCCCTCCAGTAGCAAGATCCAGTGCAACAAAATTGTCATTGATTTTGTCAAGGGCCTCTTTTAAGGTGCTCCAAAGGATTGGAGGTGCTCCAGCTGATATATTATTATTTGGCAATGCCATTATGTTCTCCCTACGGCTATTTCAATTGTACCAATGTGATCGTTGTCGTAATCTTTCAAGGCTTTACCTATCACTGTTCCTGTTGCAGTAACGCTTCCTGCACTAACAGCTACGCCTGCAATTCTAGAAGTCACTAATAGATCTCCTTTCTTAATTTTTCCTACTACTTTGCATGGAACACGACCTTGTAGTGCTACAAGATTTTTCAATCCTGGACATGCATCATACATTACAAATGCTGCTGTATTAGATACAACACCAGCAACTCTTGTGTCACGATCTGTGTTTGATATAGTTACTTCTTTGTCTCCACCAAACACTAGAACAGTTCCGACTTCGTAATCTTTATCACCTTCATAATACTCAGCCAAGTCAGCTGAGTAAGTTGCTTGTAGTCTTGATTCGTTCGGACTTGTGCCTGTTAGTGTCCAACGTCCGGTAATAGTACCGCCTGTGGTATTACCGCCTGTGGTAATTACAGTTGTTTGTAATTGAGAAACAGTAATTGGAGCATATCCAATACCGCTCTGTGGTCTAAACACATGAGCATCATTATCGTAGTAGGTAGTTTTATCAGCAGCTAACGAACCGCTACTTACTAAAATACCACCTGCGGCATTGTAACCATACAACTTAACATAACCACCAGTGCTGGTTGTTCCTGTATCGATAGCAATATTGCTGTCTACTTTCAGTTGTTGTAGGTTAGCAACGTTAGCACCAAAGTCGCCGTTTGAGTCTCTTTGTATTAATTTGCTGGCATCCGATGATGTATACCCTGAAGCAGCAGCAGATGCTTCAATAACGGTATAGTCACCGTCAGCACTGTAACTGCTTCCGTTAGTTCTTCTTAAAATACCAGTTGTACTATATTGGTTCTTTTTAATAGATCCGCCAGTATTAACCACAGTGTCAAAAGTTATTGCGGCAACATCGGAGGTTGTTACTTGACTGTTACCTAAAACAGTATTAGACGCAATCTGTTGGATTTTACCTAATGCCACACCATTATTTTTAATAGTGATAAATCCGTTAGTTGCTGTAAACTGTGCAGTATCAAATGATGCTATACCCTTCTGCGGAGCTATAGTAGCAGTACCAACAGCAGTCGTAGGTGTTGCAGCCAATGCAGCAGTCCATGTTGAACGTGTTGCAGAATAGGCATTTGTACCAGTTGCGATATTATAAGTCAGTGTAGTTGCATTACAGGTTATTACAGCAAATGTACCGTTATACAATGTCGAAGTAAAGCCGCTAACTATAATTTTGTTACCTGCCACAAACGGTGCAGAAGTTTGCCCGGTGAATGACAGTGTTACAGTAGTACCGGATCTTGTTCCTGTCGCACCTGTTATACTTGCGGCATTTGTAACATAGCTGTTGTCTAATGCCAACTTAAATTGATCAATTGCCGCAGCAGTGTTAATATCAGCAGTTACAATTACTTCGGGATTGATTTGAGCTGTTACTTGACTTAACGCAGAATCTTGGCCAGTTATTAGATCAAAAGTTAAATCTCCAACTACTGTAGCATTAATTGCGCTTCCAGTAGCACCGGTGAACACCAACAAGTCGCCTGCATCAACAGGACCCGAGAAGCTGAAGTTTTGGAAATTATCAAAAGTCAAGCTTCTTAGGTTAACTGCATCTTGAGGATTTATAGGATTAGCTACGTTTCGAATTCTATTTTGATTTAGATCCATAGAATTCTTCATGCCTTGTTGTCCATCCAATGACATAAAGCCACCAGTAAATGCTGGGATTAATTGATCACTTGCAACTACGGTTCCGCCATGAGTAATGCCTAAACGTCTTTCAATGTAGATACGTGTAGCATTTTCTGTCGGTACAGTATCAGTAGCGTTATCTGAGAATGAACTGTCAACGGAGAATTCAGCAAT